GGTTCAGAATGGGAAGTAGGTCTAGGAACATATACATCTTCAGGCACTACTTTATCTCGTGATACCATACTAGAGTCTAGCAATAGTGGAAGTGCAGTCAACTTTAGTGCAGGTACTAAAAACGTATTTGTTACTTATCCTGCTGAACGTTCTACATATCAAGACTCAACATTCACAGCTTATGCTCCACAGTTTGCTGCTTCTAATGGCTTATTTGCAAATGCTAAAACAGTTTCAACTAATTACACAATACCTACAGACTATAACGCATCATCAACAGGTCCAGTTACAGTCGCAAGTGGTATATCAGTCACTATTCCAAGTGGCTCAAGATGGGTGGTACTATAAATGGCAAGTATAATTAACGCAGGAACAACATCAAACACAGCACTTAACATGAGTGCTGATACAAGTGGCACATTAGATTTACAGTCTAATGGTACAACAATGGCTTCTGTAACATCTACAGGGTTTAATATTGGTGGTGCTGTAGCTTCAGGTTATACCATGAAGAATAGAATTATTAATGGGGATATGCAAATCTCACAAAGAGGAACGTCTTTTACAGTTGACGGTGCACAAATATATAGCCTAGATAGATGGCAAGTAGAAGATGCCACTGATGGAGTTTTTACTGTAACTCAATCTTCTGATGCTCCTGATGGGTTTATTAATTCATTATTAGTAACTGTAACAACTGCTGATGCAAGTATTGGAGCATCTCAATTAGCATTGGTTAGACAAAGAATTGAAGGTTTAAATGCTACGGATTTAGCTTGGGGAACTGCTAACGCTAAAACAGTTACATTATCTTTTTGGGTAAGAAGTTCTTTAACAGGAACTTTTGGTGGAACAATTTTAAATTCTGCTGCAAACAGGTCATATCCATATACTTATACAATTTCTTCTGCAAATACTTGGGAGAAGAAATCAATAACTATTGCTGGAGATACTACAGGAACTTGGTTATATGACAATAATACTTTTGCTCAAGTAGATTTTAGTATGGCTGCTGGTTCTACTTATTTAGGAACAGCTAATACATGGTCAGGAACTGCATATTTAGGGGTAACTGGTCAAACACAAATAATGTCAACTTTAAATGCTACATGGCAAATTACAGGCGTTCAGTTAGAAAGAGGTTCACAAGCTACTTCTTTTGAGTGGTTGCCTTATGGAACAGAGTTAGCGTTATGTCAGAGGTATTATGAGCAAACCATTCTTGGAAATATGCAAATACCTAATGGTTCAGGTTCTGCTATGATTAATCCAATCTCATTTCACGTTACTAAAAGAGTTCAACCAACAATGGCTACTATTACTGCTGCAACATTATTTAGTGCAGGAAGTACTGGATTAAATGGAGTAAGTGTAGATGGATTTGGATTGCAATTTGTAAATAGTTCAGGAACAAATAATTATTTTACAAACTCACCTGTTTATTCAGCAAGTGCGGAGTTATAAATGTATAAATTATTCAATGCTTTAAATGGACAAGAATTTGTTATTAGATTACTAGACGGTGCTATGATTCCATTTGACCCAGCAAATTCTGATTACCAACAATATTTAAAATGGCTTTCAGAAGGCAACACACCTGAACCAGCAGAGGAAACAGTATAATGGCATCTATTTCAGTCGCAGGCGATACATCAGGAAGTATCACTATCGCAGCTCCAAATGTCGCAGGAACTAATACACTTACTTTGCCTGCTAATACAGGAACTGTCATCACGACTGCTTCTACTTTTGCAGGAACAGGGCCAGCGTTTAGTGCTTATAATAATTCTACTCAATCTATTTCTAATGGTGCTTTTACAAAAGTTACATTAAGTTCAGAAGATTTTGATACAAATAATAATTTTGACTCATCAACTAATTATAGGTTTACACCTACTATAGCTGGTTATTATCAAGTAAATTGCACAGTATTTGCTGAAGCAACAACTATATCAAGAATTATTGCAAACCCATATAAAAATGGGTCTAGTTTAACAAGATTAGTTGACATTGGTGTAACAGGAAGTAATAGTGCTGGTGTAACTGGAAGTATAATTGTTTATATGAATGGGTCTACAGATTATTTAGAATTATATGTTTATGTCACTGGAACTGGGTCAATAATTTTAAATGGTGCTACAGATAGAAATTGTAGGTTTTCAGCAGCAATGGTTAGGAGTGCATAATGTTATACGAAAAAATTATATCTATTTACCCAGAATTAGCAGACTTTAATTTTGCATCAGGAATTATCACCCTACAAAACGACAGCGATGGTCGTGGTGACTACATAGCTAAATGGGAACATCCAACACTTGCTAAACCTACAGACGAACAATTAGGAGCAGTATAATGTCTCTTGTACTACATGGAACAGACGGAGTTACGTTTAACGACTCATCTCTACAAGGAGCTGCAGCGTCACCTTTTGTGCTAAAGAACCGTATCATTAATGGTGCGATGGTGATAGACCAGAGAAATGCTGGTGCTTCTACAACACCAACTGGAGCTGGAAGCGGCATATACACTCTTGATAGATGGTGTTATCAAGCAGCTCAAACTGGTAAAGTTACAGTACAACAAAATGCGGGTGCAGTCACCCCGCCAACAGGATTTAAAAATTATGCAGGAATAACATCAGCTTCTTCTTATTCAGTTCTTACTAGTGATTATTTTCATTTATATCAAGCAATTGAAGGTTTTAATGTATCTGATTTAAATTGGGGTACAGCTAATGCTCAAACAATTACTATTTCATTTTGGGTTCGTAGTTCTTTGACTGGAACATTTGGTGGCTCTTTAAGAAATGCCGCAGTAACTAGGTCATATCCTTTTACCTATACAATTTCTGTAGCTAATACTTGGGAATATAAAACAGTAACTATTGCTGGTGATACTTCTGGAACTTGGGCTACAGATAATACTGTTGGTATTTATGTAGGTTTTGGTCTTGGTTCAGGGGCTACATTTAGTGGAACAGCTGGAGCATGGGGTGCTGGTAATTTTGTTCAACCAACAAGCACAGTATCAGTTATAGGCACTAACGGAGCTACATGGTATATCACAGGTGTCCAACTAGAAATAGGCTCAACAGCAACACCGTTTGAACGCAGACTTTATAATCAGGAATTGGCTAATTGTCAGAGGTATTTTCAAAGATATTCTACCCCCCCTTTGCGTGGAGTAGTTAATAGTGCAACAAGTTTGGGTCGTCTTGGAATGACATTACCTGTTGTGATGCGTACAACACCTACTCCAACAATTGCTAGCACATTAGAATGGTATGATGGAATTTCAACAGGAACGATTACAAGTATTGGTACAAATTATTCTACTCCTGCAATGTGTGAATTAGATTGTAATGCTGCTACAGGCTCATCGGCTCAATTTAGAGTTTGTCTTGTTTATAATAATAGTACAGGTGTGCTTAATCTTTCTTCGGAGCTATAAATGTATAAACTTTCACCAATGAGTTTTGATGGCAAAAAATATAGTGTTATTCGTTTGTCTGATGGAGCTTGCATCCCATTTGACCCAGCCAACACAGACTACCAAGCCTACCTTAAATGGTTAGACGAGGGAAATACACCTTTACCAGCAGACGAATAAGGAGCAATAAATGTTTGGCATAGCTAGTTTTTCCCAAGCTCCTTTTAGCTCATTAGCAGGTAGAACACTAGAAGCATCAGCAGCCATAACAGCAGACGCAACCGTATCTGCATCTGCAACACGCTTTAGAACATCTAACGCAAGTATAAACGCTACTGCCACAGTTACAGTTACTACAAGTGGTGCATTAGTATTTGGTAGCGCAGTTATAAATGGCTTTGCAGACGTATCTGCTGTAGCTAATAGAGTGCAGTTTGGTAGTGGTTCTATATTCGCAGAAGCTATCGTATCAGCTACTGGTGGCTCTATAGCACTCGCTTCAGCAAGTATTACAGCTAATGGCACAGTTACAGCTAATGGTATTCTCATAGCAGGTGCTAACGCTTCTATCACAGCTAATGCTCAAGTAGAAGTTAATTATGTCAGAATTACATTTGATAGTGCATCTATCACAGGAACTGCTACAGTCACAGCATTAGGTGGTTATGAAGTATCAGGTAAAGCAGAAGTCAATACCTTTGCTACTGTTACAGCAAGTCCTAACGCTACATGGGCAGGTTTTGCTTATGTAGAAGGTATAGGCACAGTAACTACTAAAGGCACAATATTAGGTGAAGAATGGATAGTTGTACCAGCAGGAACAGAAACATGGACATCAGTATCAGCAGGAACAGAAACTTGGACTGAAGTTACTCCAAGCACAGACATTTGGTTAAGACAAGGGTAAAAAATGGCAAAGACAAAAATTAGTGAATATTCATCAACCGCAGCAGATAATACCGATATAAGCAATATTAACATTGCTGAAGGTTGTTCACCAGCTAACTTAAACAACGCTGTTCGTAGTTTAATGGCACAATTAAAAGATCAACAAGCAGGAACATCTGGTGATAATTTTACAGTTTCTGGAACATTAGCACTTACAGGCGGTGTTACTTTAGATGGTGCTGCAGGAACTTCTGGTCAAGTATTAGTATCAGCTGGTTCTGGCAATACACCTACATGGGGTAATGCGTTTGTAGCTGGTATGATTATGATGTGGTCAGGAACTATTGCAACTATTCCTAGTGGATGGTTATTATGTAATGGATCTAGTGGCACTCCTGATTTAAGAAATAGATTTATTATTGGTGCATCTGTTGATAATGCAGGTGTTGCTAACACTTCAATTACAGGTTCTAATACACAAACAGGTGGCACTAAAGATGCTATTGTAGTAAGTCATACACATACTGCAACATCTAGCGTGTCAGACCCTGGTCATACTCATACTGTTCCAATTGTAGGTGGTAGTCAAAGTGGTGCTAATATTTTTCCAGTTCATACCAATTATACTACACGAGTTGACCAAAATTCAGGGTCAGCAGTTACAGGAATTTCCGTATCTACATCTATTTCTACAACAGGTTCTAGTGGTACTGACCAAAACTTACCACCATACTATGCACTAGCATTTATTATGAAGGCTTAATAATGCCTACACAACGTATAGCATTTAAAGAATGGTTACCAGATCAACCATCTATATTAGACACAGTATCTGAAGCTAATAACGTTATTCCTTTGGCTGTAGGATATGGTCCATTTAAATCACCAGTAAATTATTCTGCAAACGCATCTGAAAATTTAACTAATGTATTTGCTGTTAAAGTAGATAATGATGTA